GTATGCACAAGACACTAATGAACCTACAGGTCTAGCACCATGAGGACTAGCTGTTGAAGCCATAATAGTCTCCTAATTTAAAACAATTACTAATCCAAGACTAAGAATCTCTACCAAATGTTGTTTTTGATTTTCTCTCAAACACTTGTTTTGTAGCCATCCTTGAATCTTGGTCCTTAAAATATACATTGTCAACAGATTCCATTTGATTTTGAGCCATATTTCTAAAGTGCTCATCTCTAGCTTTCGCTTTCTCTGCTGGCATTTTGCATAATAATTGTCCACCTATTTCTATATGTCCTTTATCTGCCCATTCAGATTTGTGGTCCATCATCACTTGTAGTTCAGGATGGTCTTCTGCTTTAGCTGGAATCCAGCCTTCACGGAATTTTCTAGACACATTAGGATTATCAGAATTACCTAATAAACTTGTTCTAATATATCTAAAAACCCAACCATCTTGGGGATTTGGACTTGGTAAATTAGATGGATTTTCCCAACTTTGAGTATGTTGGGTAACCTCTCGGTTTTCACTTTCCCTAGGGGTACGCACTTGTTCTTCTGTTGAAGACTCTGTATTTACATTATCGTTTTCCATTTAGGACTCCTGTAATAATTGTTTTGCATATTGTTCAGGCGTTATACCAAGTTGTCGTGCTAGCTTAACTTGCGTCTGACTCAATACTATTTTGCGAGGATTATTATTATCACCAGTTGACCTCGATGCTGGTGCTACAACATTTGTTGGTTGTTGTGTTTTTTCTACAGGTGCTTCTTCCACTTGTGGAGAAACACCAAAGAAATCTGGAAACTGTTTACGCATTTCTGCATCTACAGTGCTGTAATATTTTTCCTGTTGTGCAACAGGGTCGATACCTTCAGACTGTAGCTTTTGGTCCACATACATAGCATACGATGTCATTTGCTTATGTGCAGGGTCTTGACCCATGAACCAAGGATTTTTTTGTGACCATGCTTCCATAGCAGGGTCTAACTGTTGTGCTTGAGGAGCTTGACTTACAAACTGTTGTGCTACCTCATTTTGCAGTTGTTGTGAATACTGACTAGCTCCTTGTTCTGCTAGTGTAGCTTTAGCAAGCTCTTCTTGTGCTTTAGCCATGTCATCAGCATTACCTTCATCGTAGGCTTTTTTAAACTTCTCTTGTGCGTTTAATTTTGCCCACTGTGCACTGTTTTGTGCCTGTTGATTTAAAACTTGACCACCTTGTTCTATCATGGCTTGCATCTTTTGATTCTCAGCCATTAAGGTTTGTAATCTAGTGACAGCTTCTTTTTGTTCTCTTAGAGCCTGTTCTTTTGCTCTACGTTCTTCGTGATATTCATACTTAATTTTATTAATCCTATCACCAGCACGTTTGCTGTAATCTGCTATTTCTTTATCTACAGTATCGTCATCAACAGATTGTTCTTCTTGAACCTCTTGTTTTGGCGGTCTTCTATCCTCTTCAGGTATATCATCAACCACTTCTACTTTTAATTCTTCAGAATCTTTATTAGTAGGTATTTCAGTTTTTACACCAAAAAATTTGTCCTCCATGCTTTGTGGCTCTAAGTTGCCATCAGCATTAGGTTTAAATTCTGTCTCAATAGCAGTTTCTACTGTTTGTTCACTCATGCTCTAACTACTCCTGTAGGGTCTTCGACAACTGCTTCCACAGTGTCATCGTTAATAATACGAAACTCTTTACCATACATTTTCATTCTTGTGCCTGAGTAAGCACGAAAAACAACCCAATCGCCTTGTTTGCACCAAGGACCACTAGGGAATCTTCTTTCATCTTTATAACAATCAGGACCAAGTTTTAAGACATATCCACAGATATTGCTTACCTCTTCATCTTTAATTGTTTGACTAGCCTTGACAATACCACCTTCTGTTTTTTCATCAGCTTGTGGCATCACGACTAAGATGCGATAACCCTTTGGTTCTGGAAGTTGACTTTTATTGTCATCTTGCAGTTCCTCTGGCTTTTCTACTTTTTTAGGTTGTTTAATTGCCTCTTTCATATTTTGCACGACATAAGGTGTCGAGTTCCTATTCCTTGATATGCTGTTCTAACCAGTCCAGCATTTCTCTTTCTGCGAGAGCTAAACCCTCGATTATTCCACACATCCTTTTGTATTCAGCAAAGTCTTGAACACTTCCTGTAGCCAAATGGTCTGCATGTTCATTCATAACATCTCGGAGCTTTTTTTTCAGAAATTGTGAAAGTGATTGCTCTTTGATGTCATTGTTCATTCGTATTGACATCATCCATTACTTCTTTAGCTATGTCAATACCTGTTTTAAATTCCTCTGCTGCTTGCTTATTGCTTTTTCTTTCTTCTTCTAGCAATGTGCTAGCAACTTCAACTTGAAGTTTCTCTCTTTCAAGTTCTGCTTGTGTTCTTTGTTTTTCAGCAGCAAGTTGTAATCTGGCTGCATCAGCATTAGCTTTACGTTGTACCTCTGCTTGTTTAGTAGCAACTTCTTGTAGTTTAGCTTGTACGATTGGGTCTTGTTGCTGTTGATTGATGCGTTCTTGTTCTGCATCTATTCTAGCTTTTTCAGTAACCCTCATGGAAGCCTCAGCTACTAGCTTACCTATTCTAGCCTCTATTTCAGGTGCAATAGGCTCACCCATAGGTGGTAGTTCTATACCGAGTTCTTCTTCAACTTGTTGTCTATACTTCATTGTCAAGTGCTCATTAATATAGGCAGATGCTGATGCCAATATAGAAGGAGCATTTGGAGATTTTTCTACAAGTGAAATTATCTCTGGATTTTCTTGAGCAGATGCTACTGTTTGTATGTGAGCATCATGGTCTTGGAAATCGTATGCTTTAACTGGTTTATTGTTAATTAAATTTTGTACCGCAGTTACAGGGTCAACAGGTAACACATCGTCACTATCAGGCACGATATTATCTACATCTTGAATACCTAATACTTCAAGCATTTGTCTGTGTAACTCTTGCATATCGTACATTTCAGGAGCAGTTTGAGCCAACTGAAATGCTGCCTGATATTGCATAATTCTTTGTGACATCGTAGCAGCGTTGGGGTCTGATACAGGTATAATATCAATCCTAGAATCAAAGTCAGACTTCTTAACCATTTCATCCTCTTCAACTTCATAAGGATAAGAAGGCTCTCCAAAGTCTTTTACAACACCAACCAAGATATCAAACTCTTTACGCATGGAAGCATGAAGTCTTGCTTGCACTGCACTCATCACTTTCATGTTTCTTTCTAGTAAAGCTAAGGTTGTTCCAACAGGTGCTTGACTATTCATGTCACTAACCTTTACATCAGATATGCTAGCAAAACGCCTGCCTTCTTCTACTATATTTCCAAGTAGCTGATATAAAGTAGGACTTGGTTCTTTATAAGGTAAGAAAGTAATATTGTCTTTTATAGCACCACCAGGTACATCAACATCTCTAAATTCACCAGGCATGATAGGTGTATCATCACCTTTAATTCTAAGACCTCTAGATTTTAAACCACCTGGTAGGTTAGCTAATGTTCCTGAATCAACAAGTTGTCTTAATAAACTGGTAGCAGATTTAGCTAATCCACCAATCATGTGTATTAAACCAAACCCATAGAAACCTAATCCTGGTAGGTACTGATAGTGAACAAAGTGTGTTCTACGTTTTTTCTGTGGGTCATCTTCATAGAAGTTTCTACGAATACTTAATATAGTACCGCTTGGATAATCCATTGTTACTACATAAGGGAGTTGTATGCCTGTAGCCATACCATTCGACTTATCTTCAAAACCTTTAATATCAAGGTTTACCTGCATTTCTAACAGCGTATGTCTTTTATCATACTTGCCATTATCCATTTCACCTGTCAGTTCATTGTATTTTTCTTGAACTTCAGAATAGTTATTCTCAGCATCAGATAAATCTATATCTCTATAAAAACCATTTACTTGCATCTTGCGTATATCGTTAGCAGACTTACGCATCACATGGGTTGCTCTCTCACAAGTTTCTAAATCACTTGCACCATAATTAACAACCACATCTTCAGAAGGAACAAATATTCCACTAGGTCTTCCTAGTGTTGGGTCATAATAAACTTTTCTAAAAGCAGAACCTGCCAAAGGTAAAGAAAATAAAAGTTTCTCCGTTTCTGTTCTATATTCTGACATTTCATAAGTCAGCAAATAGTTCATGTAATCTTGAACTCTTATAGATTGTTTTTCTTTTTCATCGGTTATTTTACCGACAATCTTTGTCTTAACTGGTCCTTGAGGTGGAAATATCTCTGAAATTGCCTGAGACTGAAACCTTATTACTGCTTCAGATAGCATAGGATGAAACACACCACATGCTCCATTCCAAGGCTGTGTCCGTTCTTCTATCTTTAAACCTAGTTGGTCTAAGCCTTTAGTATAAGTTTCTTCCCACTCTTTACGAGAATTTTTATCCATATTAAACGCAGAAACTAACTCCGAGCTTATTTTCTCTAATTCATTCTCGTCTATAAATTCAACTAAGTTACTTCCAAACTCTTCATCAGGAGTATCTTCTTTGGGGTCAAAATCAATAATCATCCCCCCATCTTCAGTAGATATAGCTACTGAATCAGGATTTTCTACAGCAATACTTATCTGACCTTCATCTGTATCAAGCTCATCTAAACCTTCAGGAGGTGTAAATGGTCTATTGTTTTCTATTGCCAATGTAAACTCCTAGTAATAATCTGCAACTCTGTTGTGTTCTAAAGGTTCGTCTTCTTCATCTGTATGCAAAGGAACAAACCCACCTTGTCTAAATCTTAATAGTGCTTGCGTACTGCTATCTACTAAATCGTCATGTTCTGCGTTAGGGAAAGCTGCAAACTCTTCTATAACCTCTTCACCCCATCTAGTAGCAGGACTCCAAACAACTCCAGATGCAAATAAGTCTGATACTGCATTAACCCTTGATATCTTATCGTTACCTCTGCTAGGAGTGTATTCTTGAACTGGGATACCCATTTGCCTTAACTCAAAGATAAGAGGCATACCAGCAGCCTTAGCTTCAATGATAAAGGCATCAGGACTATAAGCACGATACTTCTCCATCGCTACTTTCTTTAATTCAGGAAATTCAAGCCTTTCTTTATATGCGTCTAATAAAATAACATTAGGCACAAACTGACCTTCTTCGTTCTCTTTATAAAAGACACCCCAAGTGGTACACGCTGAATAGTCTGCTCGTTGTGTTTTAAGAAACGCAGTATCCCAAGATTGGATAATAAACTCACAGGTAGGGGGTTCTGTGTACTTCCATTCTTTCCACCACTCTCTTTTTACTAATGCACCTTCTTCAGCAGTTGGGTCTTGTTGGTATTGAGCCATCCACTTAGATGCAGGCAGTTCAGCTTTGAGAGCTTGTAATTCTTCTAGCTTCCAAAACTCAGACCATAGAGGAGAACCCGAAGGCAAAATGGCAGGAAGTTCTATAACTTCCCACTGGTCTGCACCGCCTCTTTTAATGCTAGCATCAACTACTTGACCTGTAAGGTCTTTCTGATGCCATCTAGTCATCACTACAACGATTGAACCTTTAGGCTGTAAACGCTGACGAGGACCTGATGTGTACCACTCGTAGGTTCTATTAAAAACATTGATATCAGAACTTGCACCCTCTTGTTCTGAATGTGGGTCATCTATAATGAGCAGGTCAGCACCCTTACCAGTTACAGCACCACCTACCCCGATGGCGAAATATTCTCCACCTTTATTGGTGTTCCAACGTCCTGCTGCTTTAGAGTCAGCCTGCAAACTGACATCGGGGAATATTTCTTTAAAATCTTTACTGTTGACAAGGTTTCTGACCTTTCGCCCAAACCCTACAGCCAACTCAGCCGTGTGAGCCGTCTGAATAATCTTTTTATCTGGGTATCTTCCTAAGAACCATGCAGGTAATAGGTAGGATGCGAACTCTGACTTGGTATGACGAGGAGGCATATTGATGATTAATCGCTTTAAATCTCCGTTTGCGACCCTTTCAAACGCCTCAGCCATGATTTCGTGGTGTTTACCATGAATAAAAGCAGACCACATCTCTTTAACGAAGGGCAAAAAGGCATTTCCGCACTTCTCTCTAGCCTGAGCCTTGTCTAATTCTTCTAATAGACCCAATAACTCACGCTTTTCTTCTACATCTAAGCTATGTATCTTGCTTATTAAGTGGCTATTCATACTAATTAGTTAGTATATACCTAATAACTATGTACTAAATAAAAAAACTTACTAGGTAATCCCTATAGTAGGTACATACTTGCCATCTGTAAACTAAATGTCTGTGTACTAGATATAAGAATCTACAGATTTTACAATATTGCACCTCTTCACAAGAAAAATCAACAAAAAATTGCAAAAAAATTTTTCGATTGGTATGGGACCCATTAAAAAACTACAGAAATAGGGGGTGGGGTACACTAAATACATGCTAGCAAAAAGCAATTACCTGTGAAAACTACTATATGAATGTGCAAATTACTATGTATGTATGTCGTGCGTGACGCACAGCAAAAAGGGGGGATGGGGTCTGTTATATAGAGGGTCAAAAATAGGGTGGTATTGCTCTGCTATTTACTTGCTAGGAGTTCCGCTAGACGTTCCTCTAACTCTGATTGAATCTCGTCTGATGGTCTAGCCTCTTTGGTCTCCACAACGTCAGAGAATAGTCCTATGGTCTTCCCTAATAATTCTAGACTTCTAACTCTCGATGCATCAGAGCCAGTGGTTGATTCTTGGTACAGCTTTTCTATGACATAGTTCTTGAGTCTAAGACTGGATGCAACTGCAGAGACCTCTTTACGTTCAATAGCCTTTTGTATGCTTAGTGCTATCTTAGGGTTACAGTAGAGTCTGCTTGCCTCCACCTCCACCCATTTAGGAATCTTCCCTTGCTTGGTTAAGGTAACGTCATAGACCTTAGCGTAAGCCTCTTTGTAACTTCCCAACTTGCCCTTAACAATCTCGTTCACAAATTGCCTTTGCTTGATGGTGAGTTCAGGTTCTTTTTTTACTACTTCTAGCTTGGGAGTTTTATCTTTCTTCATGCAAAGAATATTAACTCGTCATGGTTAGTTTGGGAACGCTCACATACTGCTAGCTATTATGATGTTGAATATGATGACAATAAGCGTATAATGGTTCTCATAACGAAGTCCAAAACGATGATGACTTTAAAAGCTAGCCACCGCCCACGATGGGTACTCTAAAGGTTTAAAGGTGAGGGTCTCGAAGTAAGACTTGGGTAGGTTCATCCTCCAATGAGGGGATGGTAAAAGCCCAACTCTGAATCCCCCTAATGAAGTGGCGAGTGTGAGAGAGCAGAAAGCAAGACTCACAAATCTCAAAGGAAAGTCCTTGCACGTTCAGGTTAGTAGCCTTGATTCGAATGGTAAAGATTAAAGAGTGCGAGGGGAATAACTTTGAGGACACTTCCTCCAAGTGTCCTTGAATTAACAAGCTGAATGAGTATCCAGTTTGCTAGCATGTTGCTAGTAGATGGATGGGTACAAGAAACATACATGGAGGTATGTATATGAAAAATGATGTAGTTATCGTTAAAGATGAAACTGGTGTTACCCCTGTGGGTCATACAATTTATTTTGATGCGATTGAAAGATGTGGTGGTTTCTTGGCTTTAAAATGCAATGACATAAAACTTGCAAAAGCTAAAGCTACTGCATGGTTGAATTGGACAGTTTGCCAAAGTGAGCCTGTAAATGGTTATTGGGAAGAAACTGACTACTTGACTTATTTTTGGAGAGTCGAACCAACTGACGAGCAACACTGAAAGGTGGCGAAACTAGGTAAGCAATTACCTAGTATTGGTATCCACGACATCGTGGATTAATTATTAAAAACTTATTCTATGGAGGAATAAAACAATGTACTTATTGAATAAAAATAATGACGAGTCTATCTTTAAAAATTTTGATGGCGAGCAGACTTTGGTTAGCGGTAATCAAGGTGGCTATGAATACATCAAGGTTATTAAAGGTAAATGCACTGATAACCTTAACAGTGGGGTAGCGATTGGTAAGCCTATCAACATCACATTAAAAAAAGGTGTTGCTTGGTCTGCATGTAGTTAGACTCAAGGGGGGATTTATTCCCCCCAGTATCCATGAATTAACATGCTGACGAGAATCCTCTTTGGGGTTCAAGAAATACTAAGCTATGGAGGTAGCAAAATTATGAGAAAAATAACTCAAAAAATGGCTGATGCTTTTATTAATAACGAAGATGCACAACAAGGCAATACTCGTGTTGAGCAAATTGTTAAGTTCGCATCTTGGCATGGCGATGACATGAGAGAGAAACTAAATCGTGAACATGGTTTCTTTTTGCATGACCATCGAATTGCTTGGATGAATAATTTTAAGTTCTTCGACTATCGAAGTCATCTTAAAAGTTATGACCTTGCCTTTTGTCTTTGTGGATATGACACTGTGACAACAAGGGAGAGACTTAATGGAATCTTTGAAGTGGTTGCTAAAGATTGGGGTACTGACCCAATTTATATCAAGCAAGTAAAAGGCAAGCAGATACTAACTATCAATAATAGTTTGGGTGGACTTCCTGAATATGAAATTGACCCTTATGAAAACTATGTAATTAGATGGTCTAGTCTTGGTTGTCCTTATTTGGATACTGAAAAATAAAGCATCAATTAGGGGGGATTTATTCCCCCCTTATTTATTCTGATATTGGGATGTGTTATCCCAACTGATGATTACGAAAGTATGAAATCAGAATTTGGTGGTTAGCCAGTGAAAATAAATATTTACTGGTTAATCTTTTTTACTAGGTTTCAACTACTATGGAGGTAAATATGAAATCATCAAAAGTAAAAGAGCATTTATATAAATGCTTATTAGGTGGGGTAGTACCCTTTTTAATTGGTGGGACTGGTGTAGGTAAATCTGCAATAGTTCGTGGACTAGCTGAAAAGTTAGCAGATACCAAAGAGGTTGTTAATAAAATTGACCCAAGCAATAAAGAGTTTGGTTATATTGATTTTCGACTATCTTTGTATGAGTCTGTGGACTTAGGTGGTCTGCCATACATCAATGAAAAGAACGAGCAAAAGAGAGCCTTTTTGGGTAATCTTCCTGTAAGTGGTCATGGGGTACTATTCTTTGACGAATACGCACAATCGCATCCTAGTGTGCAGAGCATTGTTGCTCAACTAATTGACGAGAGAAAATTAGGCGAGTATGAATTGCCTGATGGGTGGAGTGTTGTGTGTGCATCAAATAGAGCAAGCGATAGAGCAAGTTCCAGTAAATTACCATCGCAAGTTATATCAAGGCTATCACTGATAGATTTTGATGTTGACTTCAATGACTGGTACGACTGGGCATTAGCTAACGATGTTAATTCAACTGTGTTGGGTTATCTAAGTTTTCAGCCACATGCCCTTGAGCAATTTGATGCGAAAGTCATTGCACCACAGCCATGCCCTAGACAGTGGGTTAATCTTTCAAAGATTCTCAATGCAGTGGGTATTGACGACAGTGTGCAATCCATCGCCAAAAGTCTTGTAGGTGAAGAACAATCTTATGAGTTCCACAACTTCTGTGTACTCTCAAAAGATGTTCCTAATCTGACAGACATTGTGAATGGCAAGGATGTTGAGGTTGTTGATTCAACTGGTCTATGTTTTGCCACTGGTACTGCTCTTGCTGAAAGAGTGACCAGTGCTGATAGTTCAGATGTTGAAGACTTCTTTGAAAATGCTCTTGCCTACATCAAGCAATTCCCTACTCCTGAATTTGCAATCTTTTTTGTAAGACAGTGTAAGGAAAAGAGAAGTGAGGTTATCAATACTTCTGCCTATGCTCAATTTAAAATTGACAATGCAGAGATTGAGTTCCTTTAAGACCCTCTGACGAGTCTGCGTTTTCTTAGCAGACGAAACCTTAAACATGGATACAGTGATGTACCATGCCCTCGATTGAGGGGGTAAGGGTTTTTCTCAGTAATACTGGGGAAAATATTATTAACTAGTAAATATTCAAAAATGGAGGTTTTATGAATAATCAAAATACTAGAAGTCCTTTATCTGAAACTGCGACATTGGTTCGTTTAACTACGAAGTTTTGGAGTGGTATCAAAACTGATAAAGGTTTAAGAGTGGCTTTAGCGGATGACGTTAAAGCTGATGACGATAGATGCTTGCATGTTGCGAAACATCTTGTAGGTGTAAATGCGAATAAACAATTTCGCAGAATCATTAACAAGGTTCGTAATGGTCAGTTCTATCCTTTAACCCTTGCATGGGATGACAGTTCTACTGATGACGAAGGCAAAGTCCTTAGTGGTTGGAGATTGTGTCCTAATACAAGGCTTGATGACTTGTTAGCCATAATGAGTAAGGCTCGTGATGATTTTTTCAAAGAGGTTGATGGCTTTTGCGAAAATTATCCTCGATATATCGAGAAAGCGAGGTCTGACTTAGGTGATGCGTTCAAGATATCTGATTATCCTGATGTCGATGTTATTAAAAGCAAATTCAAATTTGAATTTGAGATACAAGCGTTGCCTTCTTATGGGACAGATATCAGAACAACTGCATCTGAACAAGTAGCCAAGAGGATAGAAAGGGATGCTATCAAAAGAGAACGTAGAAATATTGAAAATACTATGCGTGATTTTGTTGGTGGCATTATCGAGCAAGGCGAACATCTAGCTGAAAAACTTGCATCATACGACCCTAAGCAAAAGCAAAAGGGTGGGTTCTTTAAGAATTCAAGTATCGAAAAGTTCAAGGCTAATGTTCAGATGATTCCATCTGTCAATGCTGACATCTTGGGTAATGACAAAGATGTTGCTAAGGCTCATCAAGGGTTAGTACAAATACTTGCCCAAATTAATAATGTTGATTCTCTTAGGGATGAAACTGAAATTGGTGAGTCCAAAAGGCAAACAGTGTCTGACAATCTTACAGAAGTTATCGACCCTCTAAAAAATAGTCTTTTAGACTCTTTGTATGGAGGTAAGAAAAATGACTGATGTAAATGTAATCATCAAGGCTCGTGCAAGACTAATGAGGCAAGACATAGGTATTGCCTCGATGCTACTAGGTTTAGACCTAGTAGAGTCAGAGCAACACGACACTATGGCGACTGATGGTGAAAGAATATTTTGGAATCCTAAATGGGTTTCAACAATCGAGCCTCAAGAAATTGAGGCGGTTCTTATCCATGAGGCATTGCACGTTGTCTTTGAACATCCTCTAAGAAGAGGTAATCGTAATCACAAACTTTGGAATATTGCTTGCGACTATGCAATCAATTCATACATTGTTTATGACTTGAGGTTATCTCTTCCTGATGGTGGACTCTTAGATAGAAAATATCATGGCATGTCTGCTGAACAGATATACAGAATATTAGATACCAATGATGATGCTCTTCAAGATGCTATCAATCAAGCTAATGCTAGCAATGGCGAAAGCGATGATGGTGATGCTGATGAATCTCAAGGTGGCAATGGCGACTCTGATGTTTCTGAAGAGGCTGAAGAGAAAAAATCATCGACTGGTAAATATTCTTCTGATGATGGCTCTGCGGGAGATGATGAACAATCATCTACTGGCGAGTCTAAGTATGACAATATCCCAACTCTTGTAGGTGAGGTATTGGATGCCCAAAATGAAGATGGTTCTGCTAAATCTCAAGCTGAATTAGATGAATTAGAACAAACTCTTAGAAGTAAGATTTTTCTTGCTGATAAAACTGCGAGTATGTTTGGCGATTCATCACTTGGGGGTGCAGTTAATGAAATCAAAGGTGCGACTATTGATTGGATAGAACGTATCAGAGATTTCCTAACTGGCAGTATGAAGACATTATCTTCATGGAATAGGCTGAACAAAAGACATGCTTGGCGAGGTATTAACTTGCCTTCGCAGATTGGTGTTAATAGTGGTGGCGAAATTGCTATTGCCATTGATACCAGTGGTTCAGTATCACAGCCTGAATTAGATTACATTGCTCAAGTAGTGCAATTAATCTGTGAGGAGTTAGGTATTGAGAAAGTTAGAGTTTGTTATTGTGACACTAGGGTTCACAAAAACTCTGATGGCGAATGGTGGGATAAATTCGATTTATCGCAGAATGAAGACCTTGAGTTCAAAGTTAGAGGTGGTGGGGGTACTCACTTCGACCCTCCTTTCAACTTGTTCAACGAACATTCTGATGATGTCGATGATGTCTGTGCTTTCCTTTACTTCACTGATGGGTGGGGTGAGGTTAGTGCTGATGTCGAACCTGATGTACCTGTCTTTTGGGGTATTACTCACGAGAGGCATTATCACGAACCTAGTAGGTCTGATATACCTTTTGGTGAGATATATCCTGTTGATATTTCTGTCATCAACTCTTAGGTGCGATTTAAGAGGGGGTTTTTTCAGGGGTCTTAGACCCTTGACCCCCCTCTGATATCGTCTTAGACAAAGCGAGGTGAATCCAATTTTTTTAAATTCTGTCTGAAAATGTGTATTTTCACTGATGACCACGAAAAAGTGGCACTTATCTATTTGTAGGTAGGTGGACTCAAAAGAGTCGAAACAGAACACTACTTGCGAGAGCAAGTGGAACAGCGAAAGAGAATATAGACCAGTAAATATTTTTTTCGCAGGTGGTACACAACTTGTGCAAGCGAGTGGTGTGCTTTAGTAAATCTTTTTACTGAATAGGAGGTAATAATGAGTAAGAAGAATAGGAAAGTGGGTTTAATTAAACTGACTAAAACTATGCTTGATAAGTGCATAATTGATGCCAATAAAACTGTTGTCGATTTTGCACTACAACTGGGGATAGATTATGCAAACATGGAGTGTGGTGAAAAACATTCTGTCGATGCAGTAATTGATATCAGTTTCTTTTTGAAGGATATTCATAAGGATACTGTTATCAACTTCTATCGAGTCAACAATAGCAGAGGCGATAAACGAATATCCATCAAGGATATCAAGCATTATGCTAGCGTTGGTAACCTGTTGAGGATTGAGATTAAGCGAGGCAAAGTAATCGTGGGGGTGTATGATGAAAGCACCATCTAACAAAATCGTAGCAGAGTTAAAACTCAAATATGGTTTGTCTAGCAAAACCATGATTGCTGATTTACCTAACATTATGTCTAAGGAAGATTGGCAAATCTTTGCGTGCTTTCTTAAATACCCTAGAGGTATAAAAAAGGAGGGCAATAATGAGCAATCTTAATCCTCATTTAAAATCGCATATCGTTGAACTGGATGGTGGATTTAGATTAATTCACCATCCTTTAGTGGTAACTCCTTACAACGATAATGATTTCGTAATCAATGATATAAATTCAATGTATCAGCGAAAGAAAGAAATGTTGAATCAAGCAAAACGAAACCATAAATTTTCTGAATATGTCTTTTTGCATGAGAGACCTTACAGAGTGAGAATCTTTCATAGTGAAGTATTGGAATGGGATATATCTAAGCAAGATTTTTGGTGGTTGTTTAAGGATGTTTGGTTGGACTCTGAAAATATCTTCGAGAATAAAATTCTTTGGCATAGTCTTTTGAAAACTCATAGAGACGAACCCCAATTAATGATGAACGAAGATGAACGAGAAACTCTTGAATCAATGCCTGATAAATTAACTATTTATCGAGGTGGCATGGATGATAAAGGTTTCTCTTGGACTCTTAACAAAGACACTGCAAAATGGTTCGCTAATAGATGGGGGAGCAATTACTCTGTCTTTGAAAAAGAGATTAATAAGGTTGATGTTCTTGCCTATCTTGATGATAGGAATGAGCAAGAAATCTTATACATTCCATAATAAATTAGGCGAGGGTCACTTTAACGAGTGGCTCTCGCCTTTTTTTTTGGTCT